GAGGAAAAACACGGAACGCCCCTCGTATTCTGCCCCTGAGTTCCCGGGTCAGCGAAATGCTAAATGCCCGCCGGCAAAACAGCCGCTCGTCTTATATTTTTACTAATGCAGCCGGCACCGGCCCGGTGCGCGTTTGGCAGTTGGATGAGCAAAACAGTCAAGTACGAGAGAAGTTGGGGCTGAAGGATTGTGTGCTGCACAGTTTTCGGCACACCTGCGCCACACGTTTGGGCGAGGCAGGCATGGATGCTGTGGCCATTATGCATTACATGGGACACGGCTCGTTGACCATCGCGCAGAGATACATTAAATCAACGGCAAAGATGGTCGCCCGGGCTGGTGCCGCCATCGAATCCGGAAACCGGAAGAGTCTCGATGCGGCGCCAGAGGTATATGCATTTTCGTATGCAGTAGATAAACAAGGTAAGGACGGAGAAAATGAGGAGTATTGCTAAGTGCTTTATTTTGTATGCGGAGGGAGGGAATCGAACCCTCACGGGCCTTTCGGCCCAAGGGATTTTAAGTCCGTTATTAGCTTTTTTGCATCTATTAGAAAATAGTATACTTAGCTGAAAATAAAGAAGTTTTGAAAACAGAAATAGTAATCAATATCACAACAAAATACTCTGTAGGCGGCAGGAGTATATGCATTTTCGTATGCAATAAAAACTCTTCAAAAGGACTTTATAAAAATTTCCAAAAAGGACTTATAATGTCGTTCCGCGAGGAGTTTACATTATCAAACTAGACACTAGATTTTTAAACTGAATGATTGTATGCTTTCAAGGAAAAGGAGCCTAGAAAATAATGAAATATGTGACGGTCAGTGATTTTTTAACGGAAGGGCAAATGCGGCAGGTATATTCTCTTTATACTCGACTAAAATCACAGGGAAAAAGCTATTTGTTTGTTTCTCGGCTCGCAGAAGAAGTGATTCAGCCGAATCTATCTGAAATCAATCGTAAGCTCGGTCAAGACAATTCTCCTCATTATGTGGCTAAAAAGATTGAAGCCGCTCTGGTTGAGGCAATTAAAATAGTCGAAAATCGTCGGAAACAGATCGTTACTTCGCAAAAAAGCGCGGCAGCAAAAGACAAGTAAAACAATATTGACTGACACACACAGGAGATATAAACTTGTCGTATGAACAATCAGCATACTGTACTTAAGCAAATAACAATCATCTTAGATCGTCTCAAATCTGACCTTGAAAGGGTTAAACAATTGTTGATTGAAAATTTTGAAAAACCCGATCAAGAGCGATTTTTTGACGACAGCCTTGATTCTTAGTTTGTTCTGGAAAATTTTTCTGGCTTTTGGGGCGGGCTTTGTTTCTGGATATCGCCGGGGTACTCGAGAAGTTTCTAAGATGATTGAAGAATATCTTCGCCGTCTTCAAAACCTAAATAAACTCAGTTAGGTTGTTAGACTATTAGACTATTAGATTATTAGGTTGTTGGATGTACGGCAAAAAGCCGCTTTAGCCGGTTGAAGATAGGATCGTTTGCCCGCTCTGCCGGCGTCATGTCCGTAAATGCTTTTTTGAAATATTCATTCTTTTTCTTGAGCATCAGCGGAGTCAGGGCTACTTTTTCATCGCTCGTGGCGAGGTCCCAAATCTCCATAAATTGACGCATGGGGAGACGGGAAGATTGCATGTACAGCCGGGCGACATCAGCATCCATTCCACGTGTTTGCTCGTAATCGTGTAATATTTGCTTAATTTCTTTGGGAGGCAAGACGCCGGCCACCTGCTCATACCACTTCTCCGGAGTAATTTCTCCGGATCGCAAGCGGTCTTCCCAGGCATGACGTAGTTGGAATTTACGAAGAGCCGCTTGATCCACCGGCCCTTTACTGGACATATCACTGGCAAACTGTATTGCTTTCTTTTCTGCTTCAGTAAGATTGGGTTCAGCGGTGATACCAACAGATCGCGCCACTTGCCCCACGTTACCAACGGCAGAAGGAAGCTCTCCGCTAAGAGCACGACCCACTGCCTGAATTGGAATAGGAGCAAGATTCCGTGTAAGGTCAAGCACTGTTTGCCAACCGGTTTCTTTGCGGCCGCGATAGTCTTCTTGTGTGGCTGCTTCGATCCCGCTGCGAACAAGCGGGCTTTCGCGTCCTTTCAGAAATGCCGCCGGATCGCGAACAGCATGGAGCATGTCCGTAGGCAATGTACGTAGGCTATAAACAATTTCTTGCCCGTCTTTCTTTTTATGCACAACACCAAAAGGAGCCTCGTTGTGCATTTTACCCGTTGTGAGCATATTCAGAATACGGGCAGTGATCCACAACCCTGCGGTAAACTTGATCAGATCACGACGTAAAATTTTACCGCCGGTGGGATCGAACACTCGTTTAATCATACGCACTTCGGTTTCAAGCCAGTCGGGAGCCAATGTCATTAAACGGAGAAAATCCTGCGCCCCTGCTGTACGACCGAGCTGCTTATAATTGAGGCCGCCCAGGCGCTCGTTAGTTTCAATAGCAGCCGCGCGTGCGGCCATATCCTGAACGCTGAGACCGGCGAATTCTCGATGCTGATCTATAAATTTGCGAACAGCAACAGGATTGTTGAATTGGGACAGGTAATCCTGATAAAGCTTCTTCCCTACCAGAACCTTAAGAGAGGGCATCAATTTCTCGAAGGTGAATTCCTGTAGCCAGCGCTGTACGTTTCGGATCGCAGGTATTTTGCCTACTAGGCCGCCATACGAAATTAATCCTTCTTGATATTCTCGAGGAGAGAACCTTGTTCCGACGGTCAACCCTTGCCGAACCAAGCGGCTCAGAAGGGGATCGTCGTGAAGATTCCAATCCACTACACGAGGTAGGACTCCCGACATCAATGCACGCAAAGCTAGCTGATTAATATGGAAAGGAGACAAAGACAACAGGGTGTGTTTTGCAAGCGTGCTGCCTTTTAGAGCGGCTTTTAATATCGGCGTCCCTTGGATTGGGGACTTGTCGGCGCCAACCAGGCGTCGAACGAATTCTGTCGCTTCAGGATGTATCAACAGGTCGCTTTTCATAAATATCGGTACGCCTTCGGGAGTTTTAGCGATCCAGTTCCATCCTTTTAAAGCGGGGTGGTCGATCTTGACGTAGTAATCAGGGTTCCAAATATATTTTTTATTCGGATCATACGTGTAAGACCCCTCTTCTTCTGTTCGACGAGGAGGAGCAGTAGTTTTTGAGGACAGCGGCTCTCCTTTTAACTCTGCAAGCTGTTTTTGTAGCGCCTCAATTCTTGACTGTAGTTCTTCGATGGATGGTTCTTTGGACTCAATTCCTTCTTGGAACAGAGGCTGGCCGGGTTCGCGTACTTCGATTAAATTATCTCCATCCCAAAATGGAGCATTCGGAAGGGCATATTTAGACTCACGGCTAAAGGTTGCGTCATAAGGTGTTTTCCAGGTGTCAGGGAAATGCCGATTAGCGCTTTGGTGAGCAGACTTGTCTCCGGACTCCATTGCTTTCCAATATCCCCGCATATCATAATCAGCGTAAGGGACATCTTTCCAAGGAATGTGGTTGTCTTTTACCCACTTCTGGAACCGAGCTTCTTCCTCAGGGGTAAGCTTAGTCACATAGGGTCCCGGCTTGGCCCATTTTTTATTGTGCTCATAATAAGCCTGATAATTCGTCCAAGCACTGTCGTCGGTTCCTACTTGGCCGCTGCGGTCATAAATAGGAGCCCCGTTGGGGCGCACAATCACCTGATGAGAGGCGGCTTCCAAAGCCTTTCGGCTGCCGCTGCTTTGATTGGCTTTTTCGACATAGGCTGGCCGAATATCTGGTGTCTTTGCCGCTTGAAATTGTGCCGGGGAACGACGGGCAAGCGGCCCCTGGTCTACTGTTTCTTGTCTCCCGTCGGGGTATCGTAATACAATCCGATCATACGGGCCGGGTTTTACATCTACAGCATCAACAGTGTTTGGAATGGGTGTTTCACGGCCACTTCGCGTGTCAATTCTAATTCGTTGGACTCCGCGCTGTCGCTCTGATGCGACGCGGCTAATTGCTTCTGGAGATTCTCCAATTTGTCCGTGAGCAGCATATAGGGCTTGTCCGGTTTCCGGACGGTGTAGCAGTCGTTCAACTGCTTTAATGTCTTCTTGAGCTAGGTTAATTAAACGGCTAACTCGTTCGGGATCGGAGCTTTCTCTTGCTAATTGCAAATACCCCTTGGCTGTCATCACGTTATTTATATCGTGAATTTGGATCGGGGTTAGCCGTTCTTTTTGTGCTTCAAATTCTCTTGCCAGAGAAGAAGCCTGCGATTCTAAGTCATCAATAATTTCTTGTGTGCCTGTAACGCCGTTATTTAGGGCCGCCAACTTCTTGTTATAATAGTCAATCGTTTCTTTATAAGCTTTGGGGGCTTGGAGACCTCTGCGAACGATGGTGCGATAGAGATTTTTCAGGAATACAGCAATACGTTGATAAAGAGGCTTTAACTCTTCAGGCACTTGAAGTTTTTGAGCATGTACTGCTTCGATTTGTTTTGCCAGCAATTCTAGTTGATTTTGCGTCAGCACTCCGCCAGGCCTTAGAGATTCTCCGGATTCACGAACAATGGCCGCAAGCACTGGTTTGAAGTCCGGATCGCTCAAGTATTCAGAAGTCAACACGTGAGCCCATTCGTGAATAACCGTGCTGGCATCAGCATGAGGGGCAAGCTCAACCACCCATGTGCCGTCTGCTCGCCGATACGTTGCTCCACGAGGATTCGGAACACCTTGCCGCTTGGCTTCTTCCAGATTCTTTTCTGAAAGGCCGTACTTAAATTCTACGGGCTTTCTGGCGAGCAAGTCTTCCACCGACGTGCCCAAAGCATTTGCCAGGACTTCCGTCATGTGTAATGCAATTTTGGGCGAGTTGTTGTCCGGAGCTACTTTGCTGAGTTTGTCTAAGAATGCTTTGGCATTTTTGCCGGCAGTCAGCTTTTTGAAGTAAGCATCTTCAGGGTTTTCTGCTGGTGTCGCAGCGGTTGTTGCTTCATGCTGCGCCATTAAACCATATTTGTGAATTATCTTTGCCAGATCGAAGCTTTCATTTTGTAAATCTTCCGTGGTAAAGAAAGCACTCTTTCTGGGGTTATGTGTTTCAATAATTACCCCGCTGCTTGTGGGGTGGACTTCTCGGCCCAGCCGGCTGAGCAGGTCCGCCTCAATGACTTTTTCGGCGGTCGGTGTTAGATGGTTTAATTCGTACATTGCCTGGCTGGCGCCATTAGGCTGCGTGTGAATGCGAATCCAGCCATCAGCAATCATTGCCTCATTGGCTTTTTGTCCTTTAAGACCCGGATGCAGTGTTTCTGCAATAGTTTGGTGCATCTGGTTTTTGTCAGGATCGGCAATGATTCTCTCTTTGAGTCCAGGGTGCAGCCAGGAAATAGACAGACCCCGATATCGCCCCTGCGGAGGAGGCTCGTCAGGATTGAAGGGCTCGACTTTGAAGCCTGCTGTGCGCGCTGCTTCAATATCCTTAAGTGCCTGGGGAGCGACAACGAAGCCTCCTTTTTGATACAAGGTCTTTTTTGTTGGACGTGCTGGTCGCTCCTCTTCAGGGGTTAGCTGGAACTCCTCGGGACCTTCGTATTTGAGGGCGAGGTGGGCTGCGATGGATTCGGCGTTGGATTGGAGACGGGAGGCAATATATCGGGTAATGCGGTTAGCAATCGGATTATTTTCTCCAGTCTCTCTCCCTGGGGTTGCTCGTTCTGCCGCGCTTTTTGCAGCCTCAACACGGCTCTTGTCAATTCCAAGCCTACTGAGCGCATTTCTAATTTCCTCCTTTTTTTCCTCTATTTCTTTCTCTTCTTTAGTGGGTTTTTTGGCTTCTCGAGCCTTGACCTCCAAGCCAGGCAGGCCGGGAGTTTTTGAAGCAACTTCCCACGGGGCTGGTTCAAAAGCATCAACAAGAATATTAATCAATTCCTGGCTATGTACTTTAAGGTCTTCTGGCCGCATTGTTTCTAACACAGCCGTCAATGGTTTTGCAAGCTTTCCTTTTTTAGTATCTAGTCCAGCCATCTCGGCTAGTGATTTAACAAACGTCCAAATAGCTGCTTGAGTTTGAGGGACTGTCCAACCCAAATCTTTTGCCGTTTCACGAACGCGGCTTTCATAGGCCAAATATTCTGCTTTGGTAAAACCACGCGGCTTTTGCCCGGCAAAAATCTGCATCCAGGTGTCTAAAGTTGCACGATTAATGTCCCCCATCAGATTAGCTGAAAAAGCGTTTACTTTTGGTCCGTGGATTTCCTCTGAGCCTGTAAAAGCACGAACAACGTTTGAAATATGCGCTTTTTCCATTAAGTGATATTGTTCGTTTCGTGCTAGCTCTTCAATTGTTTTTTCATCTGTAGGCCGCCCTGCCTCGATCCAATCAGCCCATAGGTTAAGAGCATTAACAAGGTCCTTCCGCACCGGAACACGCGGTGATAAAGCGGCCAACACGTCAGTAAATTTAGGAAGGTCTTTCTCACCAATAATCTCCTTAAAAGCCGGAGCATAAGTGTCATACCAATATTTGCCAACTGCACCTGCTTTGGCCGCTGCTTTGTGCTCGGCTTTAGAAGGCAGATTTTCTATGAAATTAACAACAGCTTCACGAGTGCTTGGGCGTAATTGTCTCCATTCATTTATGGGAACGCCATACGGTTTCCGGACAGTTTTATTTCCTTCCTGAAATAGTGGCTGCCCCTGTTCTACAAGCGCCTTTCTCATTTCAGGAGTAAACATTAAGGCATGAACTTCCGGGCCTTCTTCACCCGCCCCCGTGGGTTCTCCGGTTGGAGACAAATGCGTTGTAGTGACCTTAGCGCCCCACTTTTTCGCATATTTTTCAGCGAACTGCGGGATCATTTCATCATAAAGACGTTTTGCCCAGGTACCTCCCATCTTAAGATCGAGACCAGAAAACGTCTCTTCTTTTCCGGTAGAGTCGCCAAGCTTATTTATAATTTTTTGACTAAGGTCTTTGCCTATAACAGCAGGAAGTGCTTCGGGACTAAAAAAGCCGCCATTGGGAAGCCGCAATTTTTCACCGGCTTTGTCTGTCGCAGTAATGTGGATTGAACCATCTTCATTCCGAAGTGCTTTAATATTTTCGATATATTTTGCTAAGTTGTATCGTTGTGTTTGTTCTTCTCCGGTTGTCCAAACTACTCCATCATAACCCTCATCGGCGGCCAAAGCCAAAAAACGTCTGAAAGCCACTTCGTGCCAGTTTTTTGCAAAAGGCAGAGGAGGGGCAGATTCAATTTTACGAGTAAGTTGCTCTGCTTTATCTACCCACTCGGGTCCGGCTGCTTTGAGCAAAAGACTTCTTACTGCTCGACGAATAGGCTCAGAAACGCTAGCGCCAAGGAAGTTTTCAGCAGCTACTCTAGCCATTTCTGGGGTGCGATAAATTAAAAAACCCACTTCTTCAGGGGTCATAATGCTGAGCGCCGGGGGTTCTTTCTCATAGAGTTCGGGGTGTTCTCTGACAAAATTTGAAAGTTTAATGATGGCTTCTCTTTTTAGCTCTTTTATTTCTTTTCGTGCGTTGGTTTTCTCTTCTTTGGTTGCATATCCTTTTTGAGAGCCTTTTTCGTGTATATCACTTTGGAATTCTTGACCGATCAAAACGCGCTTGCCGTTTTCTGTTATTCCGTCAGAAACACGAAGATGAAAAACTGGATTTAGGATATTTCTCCAATGAGGCGAGTAGTATTCGCCTCGTGCTGTTTTAGGAACCGTTGCAACGAACTCTCGATAATGTGTTAAAGGAATTCCTTGTAATGTATATTTTGGATAGAAGGGCTTATTAAATCTTTGGATGGCACGTACAAAATCTTCCGCATCTTGTCTGGTTTGAAATAATGTTTCCTCGCCTTCGGGGTTTGTTAATAACCATTTATTGTTAAGTGGATGGATTGTATAATCATTCCAGTGTAATGCTCCATTTTCATCCATTGACCAAGAAATGGGCTCTTGTAACTCACCAAAACTTATCTCATGTAATTCAACTGAGTGACTACGGAGATAATCAAGGACTTCTTTTTTGCTGATCTTATTTTTACCTTCTTTGGTTAGAAAATCAGCAAGTCCGGTCTGAGCAAGTTCATCAGCCTTAACCCCTGGAGTGTTTTTAAGAGTATTCAGAATTTGGTCGGCAGACGCTGTATTGGGTAGTTTTTCTTCGGCAGCGCGCGTCAGAGCGGAATAATACCATTGCTCTCGGGCAGGGGCCGCCGCGCTTTCTTGGAAGAGTGTTTTTTCCATGCCTGGTTGATAACCGGTAGGAACCTCTTCAAAAGTGCGAAGATTTGTGATGGCCAGCTGCTTAGCCTTAAGCGCGTTCCGGAGAGCCTCTTCTTTATCTGGAACAACCGTAGACACATCCAGATAGTGCTCTCCTGACGGAGATTTCCAAGTCCCCAGATTATTTTTCGGTATCCGTAGCAGGTCCCAATTATTTCTAATGTAAGTCAGGAGTTCTTCTGGCGTTGGATCATGGTCTAGTATGACTTCTCGATCTTTATAAGGAGAATAAGCCCATACATCCCGCCCAACTTGGTTCTCTCCTGTTATAACATTGAATGTGCTCCCGCCTGTTTCATTGTGAACCGCCAGAATCTGTTCTACGAGATCAGGAAGAGGAATTCTCGTGTTCCGCATTTCTTGCAGAACCTCGCCGGGTTCGCGCAATTCTATTGGTAGAATGGTTGCTTTATTTTCTGCATAAGGCCGCTGGCTAAGAGGAACATACCCGGGTTGTCCTTTTTCAATTACTCTTCCATTTTCATCCCGGAGATGCCGACCAAAATTGACCCAAGAATTCTGGGCTTTGGTCTCCGTAAACATGGCTGCTTGCGCTAAAGGTGAGAACATCTCTCGGTGCGATTGAAACGCGCCTTCCTCCCCTCGAGGACCAAATTGAAAGCCATGCATTGCATGACCAAAAAGGTCATGCACCGCACGAAACATGTTGTTATAACTGACTCCTGTTCTAGGGTCGATTTCGGAAAGCGGATAACCTGCGGGTAGTTCGCCGCCTGTAAAGAAATAGAGATGGTGGTTATTAATTACGTCCTGCATCATCTCCGCAGAATTGGCGTAAGGCTGCCCTGGTTTGGTCCACGGTTCAAATTTAAAGCCGTGCTCTATAGCCCAGTTCCATTGTTGTTCAATCTCTTTTTTGAATTGAGCATAGGCTCGTTGAACTTCCGGGTCGTTTGGATTATGCTGCGCTCTCTCATAAGTATCGGCAATTTCCATTGCCCGCTGCTGATCTATTTCAGGCACCGGTCGGTTCCGCGTAATAGGCGGCAGGCCCACAGTTTTGTTGTATTCGTCAGCCAGGTTTTGTATTTCGGGGCTGCCTCTTTCAGCACCCTCCTGGAACATGACTTCTCCACTCAGAGCCGGCTCGCCACCAAGAGGAATAATTTTTCGTTGTTTAAGAAAGCGCTCCAGTTGCCCTTCTCTTTGCAGCCGCTGCAAGTGCTCCGCCCCAATTATTCGTGATTTGACAGCCTGGGGCCATGCAAGAACTGCTGGATTGCCGGCGGCATCGGTTACTTGTGTTGCAGTACCGCCCATAACACCCAGAGGGAGCCCGTCTGAAGCACTGATTTCTCGCAGACGGTCTAACGCGTTTCTATTGGCAATAGCTTCGCCTACTTTGGCGCGCTCATAAGCAGCCAGATCGAGAGGATCAGTAACGGCTAGTTTGAGCCCAAGGTGGATTCCGTCACCCACAGTATCCAGCACCCGGTGCCGCGCCATTGAAACGCTGGTATGGAATTCTCCATTGGCGGCTTGATGCCGAACGACATTTGCCGGCTCATTGGGTTCTAACGGTTTATTAAGGTCTTCTCCCCATAAGCGGGTGATATAGTGGTCCACAAGCTCTGTAATAACCTGCGCCGCCTGGGCCATTCCTCCGGTCTCTTGAGAAAACCCTTGTGTATATTTCTTGAATGCCAGCATTTCCGGCGTAGGGTCTGCGGCCAAACGCAGGGCTTGAAGTACATTTTCTCGTTCTTTATCGGTATAGTTGCGGCTGTTTTTAAAGGTTCGCTTTTCTGCTAATTCCTTCCAGCGAGCAAGTGTCCGCTGCTCTTCTTCGCTTAAGGGTGGAGCATCGGGACGCTCGGGTAATTTAAGATCAGGCCGTTCTGCGCTGTCGGCCAATGTATTCAGCAGCCTGACAATCTTATCCCGGTCGCCATCAAGATCGGTATGGAAAAGTACTGCAAATCTTTCCTGGGGTGTTAATTTTTTAAACTGCTTCTCACCCTCGTCCCGAAAACGGACGGCATCCCGATGATGCATTGAAATATCGTGCTGCTGCTGAGCTAGAATTTCATTATTTAATTTATTGCGGATATAGCTGGGCCGTTGTTTAAAACCAAATTTTTCTGCATACTTGTTATAAGTTTCTCCAACGTCCCTTTTCAGGGCCTCTGCGCCTATGTGGGCAAAGGCCGTTCCTGCCAGAATATCGCCGGCTAATTCCGCTGCACGTTCATAGTCTCCGTTTTTAAGAGCATCCAGATATGCCGGTGCTTGTTGCGTTAAGGCCATTGCAAGCTGGCCCTCGAAACCGGCATCCACCAGTGTTTGTATTCCTTTAGCAACGACGTGTGCTTTTGGCGCACTCACGCCCGCCTGGCGCAACATCCAAGCGCCTAGCCCGGTGATTCCGCCTTGCTTGGACTTGAGCGCTCCAGCTACCGAAGCGTCATCGGGTGTGGAGATTAAGCCGCTGCGGGCCAGCGCTTGTGCTCCTTTTTCCCAGGCTTGCGTGTCCACGCCGGCAGAGTGGAGAGCTTCTCGAATGGGTTTTCCTGCTTTTATAGCTTCTTCGGCAACATCTCCACCTTTAATTACGTTCGCTAATTCTTCCGCACTGAGACCGGCTTCCTTTAAGGTGGCAATGGCGCCGCGTTCCCACAGAGCACCGGTACCGAAGGTCGAAAGTAGGAACGCTAATTGTAGTGGTGACGTAAAACCCGACAGAGTGTTTGCCGCAGACTTCTCTAACCCTGAAGCAATTTCGCGTCCGGTTTTTCCAGCAATGGCTTGACCAACAGCACCGAAAAGATGTCCTTCAGGATCGATCTGTTTGAAGTCAATGATTGGCAGATTTGCAGCATCCCAGGCTTTATGGAAAAATCCTTCCCCGGGCTCACCGATGGATTTTCCTCGAAACACATCGATCCAACTTTGTGCCTGCTCGGGAGGAGCGGTTTCAGAAAGAGAGGATATTTTTTCTTGCTTTTGTTTTTTGCCTGCAAAAATAGCAAGCAAAGGATTGGCGGGAACAGAAGGCAGACTGCTTTCTGATGTTGTTGCCGGCTCTGGCGAAGGTGCTTCTGTTTTCCTTAACTGATTATAATTTTTAAATAAATCTACAAGAGGGTTCTTGTCTTCTTTTGGAGAAGAGTTTTGTAAAGAATTTTCTGCTTTTCTGTTTGCTATTTGGTTGTAGCTCCCAAATAAAGCAACAAGTGGGTTGCTCGAGGAGGACGGGGCAGAAGAAGGCTCCGTTTCTGAAGGAGGCGGGCTTGCAGGCTGCGACACCCCTGCTTCAGCTTCAGGAATCGTTGCATTTTGAAACAAAGAGACAAGAGGGTTAGAATCAGGCATATAGAATCAAATAAATAAGGGGATGTAAATTTTACATTCCTGGAATAAAGGAAGAGCGACCAATCGCTTCGGCAGGCGTAGGAGCTCCTTGTTTTGTTGTGTTTGCCGGTGCGGGCACATTTTGATTTTGTGCTTGCGGAGGCGGCGGTGTAAGGCCGAGCCTCTTATAAATTTCTTCCCGCTGTGCTGGTGTTGATGCATTAACAAAAGCTGGGTCAGTTAAATAGGCCAGCTGTTTATCTTTGGGAAGATTCTTTAAATAATCAACAGCTTTGTTAACGGCTGCAGAAGAAGTTCCTAAATAGGAAGAAATCATTTGATTGGTGGCATTAAGCGCGTCAGTAAGCTGTTTCCCTGTTTCCTGATCAACTGGAATACCTTCGGGGTCTTTAGGAAGCGCCTTATATTCAGCGGTTAGTTTTTGTTGGGTTGCTTCAATACTTGGTAAAAGTAGTTCCTGTTGATCTGAATTCAAATCAGAAAAAGCCGCAACGCGGTCCCCGCGATGTGCAGCGATTGCCTTGTCCCAGGCTTTTTCAGCATCCTTCAATTGATCGAGCTCTTCGTTATCTTCTTTCGCCTTGGAAATTTCTAGCTGAGCTTTTCGTGCGGTAAGCTCGTCAGCAACTGTTCTGCTTATATATTCTGAAGCACGAACATTCTGTGCTTTAATAGCGGCCTTTTCTTCCTCGAGTTTTGCTTCGGCGGTTTTTGTTTTAAGATTTTCTACATATTTGGATTTAGCAAGACTGTAAAGTGTACGATATTGATCCCAATTAAGTTCTTTTCCTGGCTTTAAATTTTTTAAAATATTCGGATCAAGGCCGTCCTTTTCCCATTGCGATATCGTCTCGGCTGAAACTGTTACTTTGTCTGGATGTGTTACTGCACTGTAAAGAGGAATTGTTGTTGGGAGTCCTGTCTTGGGATCGATATGACCCGGGGCAACTCCGGTTTGCTCTACGATTAATTTTCCAGCAAGTTGCGGGTATTTTTTACCCACAGCCATGATCTTAGTGTAAGGTACGTTGTGTAGTGTTTCATTATCGGGCGTTATTGCATAAGTTCCGCCGCTTTCAATAATATCGTTAATGCGTGCTTGGCCCACGTCTCCATATGCTTGTTGAAGCAGAAAAGAATCCTCGGCTGTGTGTGCCGCCGCTTCTATTGTTTGAGTATTAAATTTAAGAATGTTTGCTTGATTTAATTGTTCTGCACGAGCATCTTCTTTTCGTGCCAACTCCATCTTTTGATTTTGTTCTTTAACTGCCTGTTGCCGAGCAAAATTATCCGTAGCCTCTTTCTGTGCCTGAAGATACCGCTGACGCTCGTCTTTAATTTCTGCTCCGGCCCCGGCAACAAAACCACCGGCAAATCCGGAAAACGGATTCTGATTGTGAGCCTCTTCCCCGGCCATTCCACCCAATAGAGCGGCAGCTAGAATATTTTTAAAAATAGCCCCGGGACCCACCTTGACCGGGACTTCTTTTATTGTCCCGTCCGGCTGCATGACCGGCTTGGTTGTGGTTCCATAAACACTACCAAGGACATTTTTTATAGCGTGAAATTTGGCCGCACTTTCGGCCATGTGAGCCAATTTTCCAACGATTCCTCGTTGTACGGCTTGCTGTTGTGTAGTTTGTTGTTGTCCTCCTGCGGGCGTTGTGCCTGCTGTTGAAGGTTTAGGCGCTGGATTTGCCCCAAGCGAACCCGTTTGGGTCTGCATAGGAAGAGTCGCCAGCGGCGTGTTACTTACCTGGGCTGCAGGGTTGCCGGCGGGAGAAGTACTAGGTTGAGTAACTTGTGTAGATTGTGCAGGTTGTGCAGGTTGCGGCGGTTGCGCCGTTTGCGCCGTTTGCGCCGTTTGCGCCGTTTGGGTTGAATCCATCGTTTGTGGTGTGTTGTTCAATTCAGGCATTTGTTAATCCTCTAAAAGTTTGCTGCGAAATACAACAAGGCAGGCTTTACTTTAATTTTATCATGAAAAAAGCTTATTCCGAAAAATAAGAAAGAGAAGTTGTTCGTTTAATTTCTGTATCATTTAAAGCGCGACGAAGAAATTTAACAACTACTTCTTGAGAGGCTGGTTCGGTAATGCCATAAACACGTAAGAGATTTTCAATGGCATCCGTATTCCGAATTTTGGCACGGCTATGTCCCGACAACTTTATTTCTAGATCATAAAGGCATGCTCGATAGCCAGCCAAAAAACTTTTAAAAATTCTACGTCCTTCTTTATCAACATCGTGTCGTCCGGGCACTGAAAAGCTTCGGATTAGAAGGGGGTTGCGAAGCTTATAGGCTGGCTGATCAGGATCGTCGAAAGCGCCGTAATAGCGCCCGATGGCATTTAAAAGAGCTTCAAGTTTGACTTTGTTGAGTGTCATGGCGTTTGTCCTGATTTGTATAAATCATTTTGGTTATCGCTCCACCCGGGCCAAGAGCTGCCACGGCGCCCGCGCCCAAAATGCCGCCAATGATACCCCACGGGGAAGCGGCCTGGTTTTCTTGTACAATTTGATTTTCGGTGGTTTCGGCGTTACTTCCTGCTGTATTGGCGCCACTAATATAGCCGGTGGGGTTGTAGCCGGACGCTACGCCGCCTAATACTCCGGCTGCGGTATTAAAGAGTTTAAACCCTTGGTTATATCCAGCTTGGGTAATTGCGTTTAATGCATTGGCTTGATTTGCTGCTGCACTGGCCTGTAGCCCTTCTTCTAATTGAGCTTCGGCCCCGCTGGGGATGAACACATTTCCTCCGCCCCGGGCGGCCAAAGCATTATTGAGGCTTTTCTGGGCATTGGCAAAAGTTGTTGCATTTGCTTCCGTTGCTTGTGTTCGGAGGGCGGCGTCTTCTGCTGGAGTAAAACCATATTGACCCGGACCAGCCTGTAAAATAGGCTCCCAAGCACTGTTTAACGCATTAAGAATATTTTGATTGTTGGCGAATGCCTGATTGGCGTGATCGATTAATGTTCGATAAAAATCGGCCTGTGTGCTCGCCAGTTGTTTTTGCTCATCCGTGGCCCCTTTACAAAGAGCCACAGGACCGGTATAATCGTAGCCTTCCCGGTGAATAATTTCACCGCTTTCCATATCAATGGTAATGTGGGTATAGATCATCATAGACTTGTCCATTTTCCGGATTTATTTCCGGGGTGAAATTAAGGCGTGAGCCCGCTGGATAACTTGCTTAGCTAAGGCATCAACTTCCCGTGGGCTAAGGTGCGGCTTTGCGCCCAGGATCAATTGCGCCATTTCAGCTCGAGAAATAGAATTAATGGCAGCATGAAGATTTCGTCGTTGGCTTACTGTACGGGTGCTAATTTTATTCATTTTCTACGCTCTTTAAACGTAAGCGATAAACCGTGTACGGCAACTTCTCGAATCCATAACGTTCTGCAAATTGAGGAATTGTTTCTTCCGAGGCCACGAACATGATTTCTCCGGACCCTTCCCGATAGGCGTCCATCAAAGTGTCCTGCACGAGAGCTTTAAGAGCTGCAGCGACCTCTCGCTCACTCGCCTCGGGATTTCGCGCCAAGGACTCCATGTGCAGCGGTCGTTGAATAGGAAGAAAAGCAATAATTTTCTCGCTTGTAAAAGCACACTTAAAACTAGTATTACGATAACCAAGCACAGCAGGGTCTGCTGCATTACCCGGGGTATTTGCTAACCACTTGGCAAATGTTTCAAAATCACTAGGCCTTGCCGGCCGCACAAAGACAGGCTTCATCATAGCCTCCTAAATTTTATTTTAAAAAATGATAAAAAGATGCCAGTAAGCTGGCAATAAAACCAACTATCGCTGAAATTGCTCCTGTAATTCCTAAATAGTAAGCGCGGCTGCGTTGTAAATCAGCTACATCCATCTTTAAAGAGTCTATAATAGATTCTTGTCGTTGAATCCGCCCGGGCTGCCCATTGCCGACCAGTTCTTTCATATGCGTTTTAACAATCGCTAAAGATTCGATAACCTTGGCTTGCTGTTGCTGTAGAGCAGCAATTGCTTCAATCACGTGTTGTTGAAAATCATGTTCCGTCATACTAATTATTCCTTCTTCTTAAGAAGTTTAAAAATCAGAAGTCCTATAGCTATAGAAAATACAGCATCCACAGCAAGCCAAAACCATGCAACATAATTCATGATCGCTCCTTTTATAAAACTTTTTTTAAGCAAACGTCGGCGGAGAATAATAATTAGGGTCCAAAGGAGAAACTTCTATACGAGCACGAGCAGGAGGCGTTGTAGTAAGAGTCCCAACACCATTATTTATTGAAACAGGATTTCCTCCAACATACACGGTAGTATTTATCGGATTAGTAGAAACAGGAATTGTAGAGTTTGTAGAAGTTGCTGGGGCTACACTTAAAGATGTTCCGCTTAGTGAAATAGACACTTGTGTTTTTTGTACAAGTTGCCCGTTTTTTACTGCCCATTGTGCTGGTCTAACGGTAGCAGGATGCGTGTCGTCAATAATCATTGGCGTAGTCCCTGCAGGCGCGTTTGCTGCAAAGAACGCTTGCGTGGCCTGATCTGGTGTTCCGCCACACACCATATGAATCGCCCCATTTGGATCATAAAAAACAGCCGATGGCATGTTTCACCTCTTGTTTAATTCCACGGTCATATAAACCGGAATTAGGGAAAGCGTTCCTCCCGAATTTGTGCTAACAAAAAAGCTATAGGCGGAGCTTCCGGTTAAGTCGTCAAAGGAAACCTCAGTAAGGTCATATTTACTCCCTCCGGGAGAATCAAATGACTGGTAGCCCCACTCCATGATCGTTGTTCCAGCTGCGTTTTTCAGTTGTATCCCATAACCAAGAGCCGTTGAATTTGTGCTGGCAATGGCGAAGTTGACTGAAACCTTGGCATAAGAAAAGTTGGATGGAAGGTTAATACTGCTTATGCTTGCAATCGTCCCCGATGTGGTGATGTTTACGTATGATGTTACCTTTGTGTATAGAGAACCTGTAATGGCATGAGTTTGAACGCTACCCGTTTGCACCAAATTCCCGGACACACCAGCGACCTTTTGCCAAGTGGGGTCATCCTGAATACTTCCCAGTGTATGCCACGATCCAGCGCCAGCAGAGTATATCGCCAGCACCTGCGGGCTTGACAGGTAAACACCCTCAAAAATAAACACGTCTTGAAGGTTAATTCCATTGTTGTTGGTGTTCCATCCGTTCTGTAATGGCGCCGGCCATCCGGCGGAATAGGCCGTCCCCAGGGTCCAATAGCTTTCGGATGTAATTATTTCGTTTGGAGCAGAAATGCTGTTATTCCACTGCCCGTCAATATAAAGATTTAGGGTTGAATTATTGTACGTTGCTGCCACATGATGAGGAAAACTCCAATTAAGAGCATAAGTGGATTTAACTATAGATGGGCTGCCCGTCCATGCTGCCGCATAAACATATCCGGAAGTATCTACAAACAAATGCGGCTCATAATTTGTCGGTGTTCCAAATGGTGCTGCGCTCGTTCTTCCGATTATCCCTGTCGTATTATTCCAAGCGGAACTCCCCGGAACTACCCATCCGCCAATTGACCAAGTGGTTGTTCCGCTGCCATTGGAAACATAAAACGCAGAACTGCCGTTAAAGGCCGCTGTGCCAGCGATTGCATCGCCGGGGGCAAGCACCGACCAGCCCGATACTCCCGTTGAGCCAACCGCTGTCAGTGTTGATCCCGAGCGGGTTCCAAGACTGCCCATGCTGCCGTTGTCAAGCGGCCAATAATAGGTTGGAGAAAGCGACTGAATCACTCCGTAAGACGGTCTTGCCGATAGATACGCGTTTGTTATGGTGCCGGTATTCAAGCCACCAAGGCCGCCGCCATTAACAACAGCATACCTTCCTCCGCCATCGGGCCAATTGCCAAGGGTGTGATAACCAATGAGTCCCAGGCTTCGTAGTGTTCCGTTGGGATCAAACTGGTTCACCCCATTTACAAGATGGGTAGCGATATGCCCATTGGCGTCGTGCAAGAGGGTTCCACCGGAGGGAGAAAAGCTACCCGAAGGAGGATTTCCACTAGCCATCGACCACTGCCAAGTTGTTCCCTGTGGAACAAAGGCCTCTACGAATCCATTGCCAGGAAAAGCGGGAAGTTGGACATAAAAATCCCACGCCAGCGCAGTTGCTGGGTTACCTCCCTGCGGATAAATCTGAATGGCTGAGATTGCCGCATTATCTCCCTGAGCTATCCAGTAAGCGAGAAGGTTCTGGCTCGGATTTCCTCCGCTCGCGTAATTTTGCTGTGTGGTGCTTAATGTAGAAATACCAGTGTAAGAGCCGCCTGCATAGCCGTTACTCGTCATGAATTCAAGGCGGAGGTGAGACCCAGCTTGGCTTGCCGCGCTATACCAAGAACCAATTTTGTACCATGTAGCACTCGATGGATTTGGAAGGGCCTGAATGTTGCGCGCAACGCGCGTTTGCCCGTCCATTGTCATGGTGTCCATGTTGCGGACGAGAACCGCCTTAACGCCCCAAATGTAAGCCCAATCAGACGTTGATGCGGCGTTGGTAAAAATGGCTTGGCCTTGTAACTCTGTTGAGTTTGAAGGAACTGTGTACGTTCCACTGAACTTTGTCCATGAAGTAGGAGCGCCCATGGCTATCAATTGACCATCACCATAATTACCACGATAAAACAGCCAATTGCCTGCGCCCCCAGTCTCGATCCAAAACTCAAAGTAATAAGATTCTCCAGGGATCATCTGGAAAATGTTGGACATAGAATCTCCTCCGTAATTCGCGGAGGATACGTTGTAAATCACGCTGCCCGTCTGACCGCCGGGGAGAGTTACGCCAGTTTTTATCTGAGAATTTTCAGACCACCCCGGCGCCGTCTGGCCATTTGAACCCACCATTGCTGAACCGTTGTAAATCAGGTTCTCATGATTGTTCATGGCGGGGGTTTTGTTGTAGTTTGAGCTGTCGCCAATATTATCCAAAATTTTATTGAGATGCCCGCCCTGAGCAAAATCAATTAGAGCACGATTGGCAGCATCGACGGCCGCCACGGCATTCATACCGCCGCCGTTAATCACAGCATATCTGCCGCCTCCATCAGGCCAGTGCTGAAGAGTATGATAACCAATAAGCCCAAGTGTTCTTGCGGTTCCATTGGGATCATATTGATTTACTGAGTTATTTAAATTGGTGGATATATTCCCGTTGGCATCATGCAGAAGGGTTCCTCCCGCAGGAGCAAAGCTTCCTGTCGGTGGAGTAGCCGCCTCCATTGCCCAATTCCAATTAGTGCCGTCCGGAACATGCGCCTCCACAATTCCGTTTCCCGGATTTGCCGGAAATTTCATGTAGAAATCCCATGAGGTCGCTGTTGCGGAATTTCCTGTATTAGGATAAATATTGATCGAAGAAAGAGCTTGGTTATCGCCTTGTGCAATCCAATAAGCCGAAAGATTATTTGATGGGTTGCCGCCCGCTCCGTAGTTTTGCTGCCCTGCCAGTAATGTGGAAAGCCCTGTTACTGCGCTTCCCCCGTAACCATTAGAGCTTGTGAGCTTCAACTGTAGATGCGAGCCCGCTTTCGTAGAATTGCTCGACCAGGTACCAACTTTATACCAAGTTGAGGCAGAAGGATTCGGCGTCTTTTTATAATAAATTGTCGCTGGTTTTGCCTCGGGTCCGGGCGCCGATGATATCACATGAAAAGAAGTCATCGGCGGTGACGGTGTCTGAGACGGTGTTGTTGTCGTTGATGCCGGTGGCGGAGACGTAGCCGGCGAAGAAGCCATCGGAGAATTGGGAGTTACTGGTGGAGGGGGCGCTGTGGCTACAGCCTGACTTTCTACTGTAAGAACTTTTCCTATGGCCTGTCCCGCTGTTGCTTGAATTTGTGATGGAATTGTTGGAAGTGCGCGTGAAAAAGTGGGTGTATCCGGAAAAAATCGTGTAGTATAAATATCCGCGTTTGGATCAACTGGGGGATTGGCACGATTAGGAGAGGGGTTCCCGGGAACCGAAAGTTGTGTGCCTGGGTCTTGAGGCGGCGCCTGAGGCACACTTATGTTGATAGGCGTGAGGCCGGCCTTCTCTTTTAATTCCGGTGTTGAGATTCTTTGCTCTATTCTCGGCATATTACTCTTGCGCTAGCAAAGCTCCCCAGATGGAAAGCGTTAACAATTCATTTCTGGCTGCTTCAGCCGGAAAAGATAATTTAATTTGCAGGTGTCGACAAACAACAGCGTCGTTGCCTTGCAGCAAATAAAAACGATTGCTCATTATAGATTGACTTGGTGTCAATACTGGGGGGTCTGCAACATAATTATTAAGGGTTTCAAAATTACCATTTATCTCATCGAGAAGTACGCTGACAGTCGGAATGCTTCCAACCTGCTGCAATTCAGCTGTGATAGACGATATCTCTGCAAGTTGACCGGGCTGTGCCAAAACAACGCTTCCAACTGTCATGTAGGCCGAATAAGTGTTACCCAAATCTGTAAAAGTGGTCATTGATCTGGCGGCAATTTGTCCATTGCTCATGCCTAACAATAGTTGGTGCTGCCCGGGCGATGTCTCAACGGATTGCATTGCAGTAAATCCGGCTGAAATAGTCGCTTTAGGACTCCACGCCGGACCGCCTTCAGGAGGCTGATTCCAATTGCAGCGAAACCAATTCTGAACTCCGTCCGCAATATAAACAGCCTTTTCACTAGTTCCTGCAATAATTGCTGCCACATAAACTTTTGTAGGATCAAAGCTAGATTCTAATAAGTTACCGATAACAAAACCTGCTTCGTTAATTCCTGCACTGGACCATTGAATAAATTGACGATCAGCAGTATACAGAAAAATATTTGATCCTTGAATATCCAAAGCATTGTAAGAAAGCAGTCCCAGGCCAGGTGTATACGGCATAACGTAAAAGGTTGGAATGTTGGTACCAACAATTATATAAAGATCGCTTTGAGTAAAGACCAGTAATCCGTTGGCCGTGGGAACCAAGCGATTAACTTGTGTTGGAAAAACAAAATAATTGGCTGGAGGAAACGCTTCCGCGCCGTTGCCTAAGAGCGTGTCGGGTCCTCCTGAAAAATACACAATGTTTCCTACAACACCCCAAACCCGGCCAGCATGATAAGCGAATTTAGTTAGTCCGCTCGGAGGGGGATCATTTGCATGAGCAAGGGGTGCCTGCTGTGTAATATTCAGAGAAGTATCGTTTGCACTATCTGTGATAACCTGGCTCGTATTCGGATATGGCGAAGTAGGAAGATTGAAAAAAGTGGAGCCGCCGTCTGTTGTACGAAAAACCCAAATTTGATTGACCTGTGGATCGGTGCTCGCTGTTAAAGTAACATTGACTCCAGCCGAATTATTAAACGGGCCTGTTCCCGCGCTTGGTGGAGTTGCTGTACTTACGTGCCCACTGTTACTGTTACCATAAGCTACCACATATTGATAGCCGGACGTGGCACTAAAAGAACCGGAATTCGAGCTAACAGATACTGGGGGTCCGCCCGTGGCCCAGATCGTAACTTTAACTACATCAATGTACCAAGTAGCGACGGAATTGCTTGCTGTATTAAGCCCTTGAATTCTTACACCGAAATTACTTGTACTTAAAGATGTAGCACTCCAATTTGCGCCCCAAAAATCGCCCTGTCCCCCTAAAGTGACATAACCATTGGAGCTCGGCAGTTGAATACCAATTCTTGTATTCCCTACTGGCACGCCTCCTTGAAGTAACTGTACATTAAGATAAGAACCGTTTGGGTTTGATGGTTGATAACCCTTAATTTGAACCTGAATACCTTGAATTGTAGTTTGTGTGGATAGGTTAAAATTAAAGCCGGTTGCTTGCAGGTAGTCAGTTTGATTGGCAGCGGGTACCTGGTAATAAACTGTTAACGTAAAACCGTTTACTGCCGCCGATGCTCCATTGCCGGGCGCTCCCGTACAATCACAGGAGAAGGACAAACCAAAAGCCGAAGAATTTACTACGGCAGGGGTCAGGCTCGTACCGAGCCCCCAAAGATCGTTTGAACCACCATACGTTTGTGCGGTCAAAGTAGAGGGCCACGGCGAAGCATTATATCTGTTTGCTGAGCCATTTACACCAACAAGCTGCACGACAGAATCATAAACCGCGCTGGTTCCGCCAGTCTGTTCACGGCTAACTGATGCCGCGACTCCTAATATTATCGCGTTGGCAGGAATGCTAAAACCAAAATTTGTAACAACGATGGAGGTCGAACTACCGCCCGCCGGCAAAGAAGTTGTAGCCGTGCTGGTTGTTCCTTCGACTGCCGTGACGTTGCCCCAAGAAGAGCCGCCGCCAATTTGTGTAGCTGATTTTGGTGCGTTTGGGCCAGTAGATGTTGAAGCAATGGAGCCTGCATTAGCAGAAGCATAAGTACCGTCTTCAGCTGTTATATTCCCGGGGCTAGACCATGCGGCGCCTCCTGTAACTGGAACATCGCTACCAGAAGAACAAATATTTGGACCGGAAGCTCCAGAAAAATCACCAATAGAAATGCCCCATTTCCGAGTTGATCCTCCGTCAGTCCAAGCAACAAGATCGACGCCATCGCCCATATAAAGGGTGTTGCCGACTCCTTGAAAGAAGCACTTCCCGGCGCCGTTTGCTTTATTTAAAATTACTGTGGCGGCTGTTGGGGTTACATTATAAACGGCACTTGCAGTATCGACGATAACATCTATTGGGTTTGGAACATTTTTAATTTGTCGAAAAGAATAAAACCCTAAAATAGGTGTGGCTACCGTAGCCGTCGAAAAAAGGATCAATCCCGGTCGGCGGATCATGGTGCCATAATTAGTGAGCTCCATGTTTAGCCCATCGATCAACATATCCGTGCGGGAGCCCAAGAACCTTGCTTCGTATCGGCTAGTAGGCCCATTAAACGGACTGCGCTGTGTCCGCAAACCGGAAAAGAAAGTTTGCGTTGTGATGGGATAATAGTGCGTGGGCTTCTTGGGAGGAGCACCAACAACTTGTAGAATTCCAAGATCAGGCATAAATCGTTGTTTTTACCACGGGTAGCCGTAGTTGTAAGGATTGGAAGGCCCTAAAGGAAGCACCGTGCCAACGCCCGTGCCCACGACCGGGTTACTGGGATAGAATCCGTAATCTTCCCTCTCGCGGTCGCCAGAGCGAACGGCAGTTTGAAGGGCGGCCTGCCACATCTGAATGGCGGTCATGGACTCTCTGGAACCCGGAGCATTATGATCTTTACAAAGAGCCAGAAAGCCCTGACGGAAAAGATAAGCATAAGAATCAGGGATCGGTGCAATTGTACTTTGCAAAGATGTGATTACCGGCGGTTTCATCTGATAGACAGGACAAATTTGCCAAGTAATTCCGGAAAGCGGAGGCATGGGATAAAGACGAATCGCGATGCCGCGAGGATCGGCCACTGTCCACGTGACCGTTCCATCAGTAACCGTAGTACCGGGAGTTGCATTGGGGCCGGCATCGGGTCCACTTCCTGTGGAAGCAGATGTACCGTATCCCGACACATAAAGATAGTTCCCGTGGGGATCAATAATTTGCTGAATAGGAGAATTAGAGGGGAATTGTTGCTGTGCGCCGGTAGGTCCTACCCCGCTCATATAAACCTGGTTGGGGAGCCAGGTTCCGTAGCGGGCGAGAGGAATAGGAATCCAAGAAAGTTGAAAAGGAGTGGCTTGGATAAAAGTCGGGTCTAATTCACGAACAGCCTCGAGCGGAAACTCTGGCTTCGGAATTGCTGTATTATTAATGTCGATGCGCGTTCCTTTTTCCAGCCAACCAAGATCGAGTACCGGTGTATTGGGCGGCCCTGATAAAGGAGAAACGCCGATATAATCCTGCTGAAAAGGAACCGTTGTAAAAGGCCTAATATAAGCACGGTTAAATTTCCAGGCAAGACTTTCTGCTAGGAACAGCTGCAAGACATCATTAGCAATTGAAACAGCCGGTTCTTGGGAAAAGCCAGAAGCGCCCAAGACAGGAACTAATTCAGCAAACGATCTTGCATAACGTACAGCATCTTGAATAGTGTAAGTTGAATTGGATAAAGTGGCCATGATAGATTTTATTTCTGATTAATTATTCCGGCAGGATTAATGGGGCCGCCGACAGAGCGAAGTTGTCGTTGAGTGATAATTTGCCGCTCAAGGAAAATATTCTTTTCATCTTCTGTTAATCCTTCAGAAACCGCAATGAGCTGACGGAAGAATAAATCAATAGCAAAAGCAAATTTTTCATCTCCTCTTTGTTCATAAGCCTTGGCCAGAAAACCCTGATTATAAATTGAATTCATATAATCTGGGATTGGTGCCCAAGTATCTGTCACTTGAGAAAAAACCGGAGGCGCATTTTGATAAACTAAATTGAGCGTATAAGTGGTATCGGGATTGGGAAACACACGGAAAGTGATGTTGCCGTTGCCATCGTCATTTTGAACGGCTATGTAAACAGGCTCATTTTGTGTCGAATCTAAAGTAAGCGTCCCGCGAATTTCCAATTCTTTATTAAACCCGGTACTGGTATTGTTAATCGTAGCTGTTTCTAGCCAGCCAAACGTAGGGAGCGCTATACTATAATCCTGCGCGGTACTATTGATTGATGTGGAAGCAGTAGAACGATTCCATCTCCAAGCAAAGGGTGGCGACAAAATCGCCTGCCTTACCCAGTCACCGATACTTAATGCCGGCTCATTGGGATAAGAACTATTTGCTCCAACGCCAGTTAATGGGCGAAGCTGATTGAAGGCTTGGGCAAAAGCAATGGAACGTGCGAGTTGAATAGTTGAATTAGACATAAAAATAAAAAAGAGGTCTTACAAATGGGATGAAATCAAACTTCAAACCACCTGCGAAGACCTCAATCCGGAGTTCTCGCAAACTTTAAAGCAAATATTTAAACTTCAAAGTCCCAGCGCGCTCAAATTATTGGAAAAGAAATGCCACACCTGAGTCCAGAAATTTGCATGGTAACTAAAAATGCTGGCACTAAGAGAATAAGCCGGGAGCGGCGAAGGATTTTCACTTTGGCAATAAGGCTGCCCCTGCTCGTCGTGGCGTTTGGAATACGTTTTTTGCACATTCCATGTTCGCCCGTTGACTTGTAAAGAAGCATTCCCGCCATTGCACAAATCTCCGTTCTCGCCAAATCCCGGGATTGTCCAGGCATCAAGCCGTGGATCGGTGAGCATTTCTGCCAATTCGTGAGAAATAACTTGGGTGATTCTATCTAGCTGCTTTTGAGCAAGATGCAAGGAGCAAGCTAAATCAGAAGGACAACTTTCTTTCAAACAATCGTCCGTTAGAGCAGGAACAACAGCATAATCAAAACGATGGAACAAATGATAAAAGTAATCGTGAAAACCAAAAGCATTTGCCCCATTCTTTTCACAAACAACGGTGCTGCCGTCCTGCGTTCCAATCCCGGGAGCCAAGAGCAGCAAAAAGCAATTTGCTTCGGTGTCTGTTTTTGCTGCATCACGAACCGTATTCCAAATATCTTTTATTGTTAAATTTCCCGGCTGAGCATTAACCTGTTTTGTTGAAGCCACAACAAGGCTTTTTACACCATATTGAGAAAGGATGTTCATGAATTTGCTCTGACCGAGATCAGAAACAAATTGTGTAATTTCCTTCTCAAATGGATGCTGCCCAACAAAAATGAGCCCCACTTTAGCGTTTGCTATAATCGGACCCCCGTGATATTTAAATTCTGGGGAAAACACAGGGCTCGCCTTTGCAGCAGGAACACCCCTTTGCTTGCTCGCCATATTTCGCTCCTTTTAGAATTTATTTAGGAACGGCCTGCTTCGATTGCGGCCACAGGATCACGGAAGAATCTTCGACCGGCAGCGGATATCCGGTTTCCGGATTTCTTCGACATCCATTCCATATAATCTGGGTCGTTACTACGCCAGATACGTCCACAATTAGTGCAGATTCCAATTTGTTCGCCCGTATCTAGATAATGATGAACAATCGATGTGAGGCCGTGCGGACTGGGGAAATCAGAAAGTTCGTGAGAGCCTTGCAGGTGCTGACACCGAGCCTGGTCTCGTTTAAGGCTTTCCTCGAGACGCCTGCGCTGTTCGCGCATTTGCTCGCGCATCAATTCTTCATTTTTTACTTTATTGGGATCGACATACGGCTTGCGCGATTCGATAATGGCGTCGGCCAGCATCTTAAACGTCTCGATGTTGCCCTGAGCAGCCGCTTCCGTGGCTTTGGTAACAGCAGCCGTAACTGCTGAATTAATCAAAGCCTGTAAGTCTTTTGCACTTAAGGTAAGATTTTTTTCTTCTGCCATATTGTTCTCCTTGCCTCTGAATCCACAGAAGGCCAATGGTATTTGATTTTATTCGTGCCCGTTTCTAAAAACAAACAGGCTTCGACGATAAACAACCGAACCGGGCCCATCAGTGACCCGGCCAAAATATTTATTCACTTTCTCTTCGGTGGTGATCCGAGCTTTAATTAATCTTAGCAGCGGCGTCCGCCACCCCCTAACGCGCTCTTTTATTGGAATATCTCGAATCGGATCGAATTCATAAACACTGAATTCCGGCATATAACCGGTAGGAATGTACCACAAATATTCAAAAGTTTTGCCATCAAGCCGAGGTTGCGGCTGCCCATATACACGGTAAACTGCTAAGTCGCCAATAATTCGTCCATCCGTAATATATAACTCGGATGGCAGCATCTTCTTGAGGCGATAAAGAAATTCAGAGTGGTGTAGATGATTGACCCAGCGGGGACCATCGTCCATATAATCAAGCTGGTGCTTCCATCGCTGAGCCTTTGTTCGTTCGTCGTAATAATTCAATTCGGTCAGGCGGGCGATGTGCTCTGAAGTTGAAAGGCGAGGAACCATCTCACACTCATAGCACTGATCGCGTACGCCTTCGCGATAAGAAGAGTCGCGGCGAAACTGACCATATGGCTTAATTTTCCCGCAGCTCAGGCACTCTTTCCAAACGACCTTAGTATTCGTTTGGTCGAGTACTTCTGCTGTAACGGGCGCTCCGCCGTGTCTAAGAATTTCATCAACACCAGGAAAGTGCATACTCTACTATTCTCCGGAGTATCACAGATTATTTATTACTTCTCTCAGATAAGGCGGAATTACATAGCCTCGAGACGAACATGCGCGGAATAGTTCATTGCTGAAGTGCCCGATGAGGCGTAACCTGTAGTCGAAACATTGACGTTCGTACCCGGCTTAGCGTTGATTGCAGCCGAAGAAGAAGCCAGCGTTGTTAGGCTGTTTCCAGTACTGGTCGGCGTTAAAGTCAGTGACATGGCGTTACCAGTATCGGCATCTGTATAACTAATAACAATTGAGGGCAGCGTCGAGGAAGTTGTAGCCGCCTGTGTTACTGTAGCAATTCCGCTAACACAGTAGAGATTTCCTGGCGCATTGGCCGGCACGGCATAGAGAAGCGTGGAAGCAATATTAGCAGCCTGCCCCGTTGCATCGAACGTTGCCAGGGTTAAAAAATTAGCATCTGCCACTTTATCGTTGGCAGAAAAGAGGCTTCGTAAAAAACCCATAATATTTTCTCCTGTTACTTATTTGTCGTTCTTATATAGAACAACGGTTGTTGTCAAGCAGTGCCTCTACATGCAGGCACGTCCATTTTCCGGATCACGAAACAACAAAAGCTTTGTCCTCATTATTTATATCTGGCTTAAAAATTGGTCTTGCATCAAGCTTGCCATTCTCAATAAAAATACCAATAATACCGCCGGGTTTTACTAATACTTTTTCTGGCTGTTCTGGATGGAGCACGAACCCGACTTCTCGTATAATGCTTGAGTGTGCTTCTAATAGAGGAGGGCGACCGGTCGTTATGCCTAATTTAATGGCGTCTCGAAGGAGAGGACGAACACGGTTACGAAAATTATTCAACGACTCTCCTCCCGGAAAAGGTACATCTGGATTTTCAACGTGTTCCAAAACGATACGCCCGGTTTCAGGTGTTTTCTTTTTACCGCCCAGATCACCAACATTTAAAGGCGCCAAGGCATCATTATAGACAACATGATACTTTGGCGTTGTTTCTTGAATGATTTTGGCTGTATGCCGTGCTCGCTTTTTAGGCGAGCAAAAAATAACCGGATACAGATCATAATCTGTTAAAAAAGCAGCCTGCTGGTGGGCAACATGGATTCCTGCTTGATCTAAATCAACGTCCAATGGACCGCGAAAGCAACCAGCTTGATTGAGGGTCGTTGTACCGTGGCGTCCAACAAGACAAACAAGTTGTGAATTAGTAGACATTAAGTTTATAGGAGTTCCGTAGTTATGGCTGCTTTTAGAGGGTTGCTTTCTATTACAGGAGAGACTTCTTCTGCTTCTACCGTCGCTTGTGTCGGCGTTGCCGTTTCGCCTTCGCCGGCGGGTGCGGCTTCTGCTGCTGCTGCTGCTGCTGCAGATTCTTCGGGCAGTTCGTGTTCTAATTGTGCTTCTTCAAGCAAAGCAGCTTTTATCTTGAGAAGATCAGGATGATCGACACGAAGATCGCCCGCCGCCATTAGATTCTTTAGCGCTTCCAGGCGAGTAGTTTTAGGAGCGGATTCATTACGTGCTAAGCTAAACCAAACATCATTAGTCATAATTTACCATTTCCAGCCGCAAACACAGATAAGGACTTCCCATAAGTGACGTTTATATAGTGCACGAGCACATTGCGGGCAAAATCGGCGCCACGACACAGGAAGTCCCCTTCGATAAAATACGACAAGCACGCCAGGTGGCAGCCAGGTGGCTTGAAGGTGGATGGTCCGCCTGCCAACGGGTCCACGGGCGTCCGCTACTTTCAACCTCCAAAAACAGTTCCAGAGGCCCTGGCCGAGGTTCTGGGCACCATTTTGTAAGTCGAAATAACGGACAGGCAGGAGCAATCAAACATCGCTTAAATATTTAGTCCAATCCGGCTAAATATTTAATTTTGTTTGATTTTTCCTACTTAAACTTGTTCAGAAACCGGATTCGGCCGATGTTTACTTGTGGCGAGGATGGTCGCTCCTCGTACCTACAAGTAAAAAGATAAAATACCCAGTAAAGGCCCCTCTTTAATTTTACCACATATTTTACCTTTTTAGAGAGAGGGCCCGATAAAAATAATTTAAAAATTAAGAAAAAGATCGAGAGGGCGGCACCAAAACCGCCCTCCCTTTTTATAGTTAAGTTGTTATTTATCAACAACTTATTAGTTTACGAGCTGCTGGTCATAGACTGCAGCCGTCGCAGCGTCATTACGGAACCGGGACGTAGGGTGTTCGTGTACTTTACGTTATAGCTCACCCAGCCCCCGATCTGCCTTGCCGGATCAGCCACAGACCCCTGAGCAGGAGCCTCCTGGATCATGAGCCGGTAGTTCTTCTCACCAGTCTTGGGGTTCTTCCCAAGGAAGACAGAGAAGATGGCGTCATCAGCAAACAGATACGTATTGTAATACGTATTGCTGTTGATCGTAACCGTCGGCGTAGTCGTGGTTTGCTTGAAACGGGCACCACCAAACACAATCGTTTCCTCGTTGCTAACGGGAGCAAAGAGTTTATCGACCGTGCTTTCGTTCCGCTTCAGGATATCCGTCAGACCGTTGTTGCTCGTATCATTGAGCACATCATGCACAACGAACGGGTGGATGATTCCGCCCATATAGCCATCCGGGGTTAGCGGCCGGGCATTGACGCCGGCAAGCTGCTGAATAGCCGTGCGGATGTTGTTGGCCGACAGGAAGCTTCCCGGAGCCAGAGTGATCGTAACAGAGCTATCGACGCCTTGGGCGCTGTCTGCGGTAATCTGAACCAAGGAGTTCAGAGTTAGAGCCAACCGGTAGTTCAATTCCACCGACAGGTTCTGAAGCAACCCGGGGTCGTCAATTGCCACGTCCATTGCCAGGTCGGAGCTGTTGATAAAATCAGCATACTGGCCGATGGTTGCCGTGATTTTCGTGGATGATTCAGCGATGGGCGAACCCACCGTACCTTCTGCCGCCTGGGTAGTATTGCCAGAGAGCAGAGCATAAGTATAGACGACGTGTTTAGGCAACTAACGTTCCCGTTAGTGCGCGCTCATGATCGCTCATGAGTCCAGACTGTATCTTTGCTCTTTTGTCTTTAGCCGCCTTCATCTGTTGGTAAAAATCTTCTCTTATTTCGGGCGTTGGTTTATTGTGCCTTACATAATTTAGAAGTATTTTACCTTCGTCTCGTTTAACGATTAAATATGGCAAGAGAGCAAGCAGGTATTTTTCAATGTCCTGCTTTTTGCTAATATACCAGACAAAAGCGGGCTTGCCTTTTTTATTTTTTAAAGGCGATATTGAGCCGCCAAACTTATTTTTTGCCAATTCTAGCAATGGCATAAAAGTATTAGTAATTCCGATCCGAACGTTGTAGGCCGGTCCTCGACTTATTACTAAATAACCCTCGCCATCTAAAATTGCCGCCAAATATGCTTGTAACGGCTTACCAACAAGAGCACCCGGCGTTTCAGTCGTTACGCAGCTGGATTTCTTCGCTTCTCTTAACTTGACGAAAAGTTCGTCTCTCTTAACAGGATTTATTTGTCCGTCAAGATTTAAATATTCTAAAAGAATATTTGCTTGTTGACGCTTTTCAATTAAGTATGGCGAAATCGAAGTCAAGAAAAAACCGACACTTTTTCTACCATATAGTCGCCAATGGTATAGTGGCTTACTTAAATAGCCTCCATTCATGGCTGCCTTTTGGTAATTTATTGTGCCCCCGAAATGGTTAACAGCCCATTGCATTAGAGCCTTTGATCCATTTGTAAAGCCTACAAACGGCCGATAATTCACATAATTGGATTTAAACGTCTTGAAGATGGAAAAGCACCCTTCACCATCCATTAGTCCGGCCATGTAAGCTTTGGTTTTTTCTCTCATCCAGTTTGCTCGGTGTTGTCTGTTCTTGTGATAGAACAGAGTTCCACCGATTTAGTCGGGTTTTAATTCAGCACTATATTTACTGAATCTGATTACCACTGCGGAGAGGCAGCGGCTTCTGTTTGGTCATCGAAAGGAAGGGCGTTTGCGCCTTCAAGTTCGGGACCGCCTGGCGCTCGTAGTAGATAGCCACGAGGTTCGGCAAGGCTCCCGATGTGAGAATACTAGCAGGAGAATAGGCCATTAGTGGCCTCCTTGTTGATTGGGATTAGATATTTATTAGCGCCGATACTGGCGAGCCCGTTCCATCAACACGCCTTCCATCAGCTTGTTGATTTCCTCGTTGCTCATTGCTTCCAGTTCTTCGTCGGAGGGCACCGGATTGCTATTTGTGGGCTGAACAGAGGCAGTGGTCGCCTTCTGTCGCAATCCAAAATTAGCGGCGGTCGCTCTCGGCCTCACTGTTGTCCGAATCCCAGACGTAGAGGAGGCTGGTTTTGAAGCAGCTACTGGAGTTGCCGGCTTACGCGCAGCAACTTTTGCCGCTGGCTTCACGGGTTTTAGCTTTTCAGGTTCCTTCAATTCCAGCAATCCTGCTGCACTAAGTTCCTCAAAAGCCTCGCCCAATGTATCTCGATTGAATTTTCCAATCTTGGTTAGTGCATCAAGCGTTGGTTCAAGATTGTCATCAGTCAATTCCTTATGTAAATATTGCTGTGAAAGATAAGCAACCAACGCACGATAATTATCATCTGTGCTTAGGTAGGTAGGATGCTCGGCCACAAAAGCACGCGCTTCGGTTTCAACAAACAAAGCTTCTTCGACGCTGCGTCCGGCTTTGCTCATTTCCACAAGTTGTTCCAAGCTCAACCCCGTTTTCTTCTGAAACCATTTCTCTAAAGCTAGATCGGGGTTGTCTGCAAGAGCCGTTTTAATTTCAAAAATTTCGTCTGCCGTAAGCTGTCTAACAACAGGCTCGCTTGACGCCTGGGTTTCAGAATTATCCGTTTTCCGAACACCGAGCTTTAGTTGGCGATTCTGCTCTCGAATTTTCTTGGTAGCATTTACTTGTGCAGCAAGCAGCTCACGCATCAATTCATTTTCTGTATTTGCATGAAATACTTGCTTGCCGCCGCCATCATAAAGCTCCAATGTGGCTTTAAGGCCGGTGCTCGTTCTCTCAATGATGGCTCGACCGGTGTCAAATTCTAACACTTCGGGCTCGGCATAAACTTCTGATCCATCTTCGCTTAATACGCTATCGTCTGCATTTTCAGAAGCAACGGACTGTTCTTCTGTCTGTGCAGTCTGTGCAGTCTGTGCAGTTTGTGCAGCCTCTGCGGCCTCTGCGGTTTGTGCTGCCTCTGCAGCTTCGATAGCTGCTTTTTCTTCTGGAGAAGCAAACTGCTCCACAAGATGATTAACAAAATCTCGCTCTCCTTCTCGTGTATCAAGAGGTGCGAATAAAGGGTCCTCAAACGAATAAGGATCGCTTTGAATAGAGGTTTTACTCATATTGTTCTCCTTGGCTTCCCATCAATCCTGGTGGGACAGGTGAATTTGTCACAAACCAAAAGATATTGTGACTAAAATTTGATCACATGAGCTCGACAAGCGGAGCAGGCGTCGGTTTCTTTAATGCTTGTGTAATGGTTTCGGGCGGCCGCCGTGACGCATCAATGGCAATGTCTACATCTTGAATAAATCTGTTGTAAAGAGCACTTAAAGCGAAAACAACAGCATGCTGCGCTTTTACTTTGGCTTCGTCGGCCGGACTAATATTTGCAAGTTCTTCAAGAGCGCCTTTAACGTATTTTTGTAACATCTCAAGGACAACCGGCCAACCCGGTTGTGCAACTAAATGCTGAAGAAGTCTCCCTTTATTGAAAAGCTCCGTTTCATACGCCTCTTCTTCGGTAAGAGGCCGATCAAGAATCCGCTCGATTTTAGCTGTGTCAATTTGGACGCTCACGATTCCTCCTGTGAGTTATTATGCATTGGACCCAAAGCCTGGCCCGGTAGGTTCCCCGAGGACAGCCTCTTGTTTTCCGCTCTGCTCAATCGTCTGCCGGAAAATATCATTGGCCGCACGGGCAATGTTCCTGTCATTCAGAGTTTCAAGCTCATTCTGGTGCTTTTGTGCCTGAAGAGCTAATTTAGACTGCAGGTCTGCTTGTCCTTTGACCTGCGCTACAGCAGCAGGCTGCATCATCTCCCATCGCTTTTTGTCTTCGTCCGTCATCGGAATAATGACGTCATTGACATTGCGCCAATCGCTGACCTCGAAGATCATTCGGATCAATTCTTCTGTATTAATCTTCATGCCGACCAGCGCAAGTCCTTGCTGAACCGGGGTGCTCTGCAAGTACTGCAGCATGATGGGAAGGGCCTGAGCCATGTTTCGTCGAGCCATCAGTTTGGCGCCGGCTAATGTACTGAACTTAACTCGGGCATTCAAAAATTCAAGAATGTCGCCTTCCTGTTTCAGGAATTCATGTTCCAGCTCATCATTAAGGATTGTTTTAAGAACCTTGATTGGCATTAAAGCACAATTCAATTGATGCATCTGATCCAGAAAAGGTATAAATACTTGGTCACAAAACTTATCCAAAAAGTCTTCGATTTGCGAACCTGCCCCGGCGGCCAGCATATTGGCCCCCGCTGCTGTACGCGCCAGGTTTGAATGGCCGGTGGGACCAGCAATACCTTGCATCGCCGCACTGGTTGCTCCTGAAATTTCTTCCGCACGTTGCTGCGACAGAGCCAGATGCTGTCCGGCTTCCGGAACTGCATCGAGGCGCCGTAAAGGAGTCAGATCGTCTTTATTATCTACTGTGATAATTTTGCCGGGGGAAATTCGAATATTTTGCGAAGGCACCGATTTACCACGAACCTGAACATAAACACCGTTCAAATTCAAAGAAAGATTATCAAGCCAGGTATTAATAATGCCCGCTTGTAATCGCTGCTCTCCACCAATAGTTTTAGCGAGGCCCATCCCGTAGAATGCTTCCGGAACATCCCACCAATTAACTGAGAAGAATGGGATCACGCCATAAGGATTGCCAGCATTTAGAATAACCAGCTTTTGTTGCAGAACCATTATGTTGGTTTTGTTGTCCCATCGTTCCAGAACTTCCAAAGGCATGGTTAAGGGATCAGCGCTTGGTGTGTGAAATCGTGGCTCGCCTTTCAAATCTTGAAGCGGACTATTGGGGCTTACTTCAGCAGTATCCGCAATAGGTTCTTCTCGAGGGGGGAATAAAATTCGCAATAATTCTTCTTTGGAAGGAAGATTGATACCTGGTCTCTCACGAAGCTCTTCTAATTGATCCCAATCAAGGTACATACGATGAATGACGTATTTGGCACGCCGAATATCTGGTACATTTAACGTGGGATCAACCAGCACGTGTCGTAAATTTACAATGTTCTCGAAATAAGGACCGGCAACCTGCTCCTCAATTTCATGCATTTCAATATTATCTTCGTCGTCAGGATCAATTGTAACAGGAGGAGCACCAAGAATGCCTGTTTCTAATTTAATTGGTTCTACTTTTCGTCGGTAAACCCGTCGAGTCCTGGTATAAGATTCAAAACCCCATTTCCAAATATTGGTGCCCATTAAAACTGCATTCTGAATGCCTCGGCGGACTTCAAGTTTAAAGCCCATCTCCTCTAATTGATAAGCCAAAACAGCCTGCACTGCGCGTGCAGCCTGAACGGATGTCCCCGGACGCGGCTGAATCATAAAAGGTGGATTTTCATAAAACAGCCCTTTCATAATTTGAGGCACTAAAGAATTGACTGCTTTTGCCACAATGAATAAAGGAATATTCGCCCTTTGTGCCTGGCTCCCTTCCCAAAAAACCGGCAACGTTGGCGACTGATATACCATCGTGGCTTGCGGCCAATGAGCAACCCACTGCTTAGTGGCCTCAAATACTTCCGCACGATTAGCGTCTTGTATTACTAGTTTTAGTGCTGCTTCGTCACTCCATTGTCCTGTTGAAATAACTTCCTTTACTTCTTCAGGAGTGATCGGTGCACCTGGGCTAACATCGGGAGAAGGAAGTAGTGCCATAAATTTCCGTACTATAACTATTACTATTGCTAATTACTATTGTTTACTGTTCCTATCTGTTAAAACGAAGCGGAACACGCGATACCGCTGGCTGATAGGTAATTGCAAATAAATTATAAGTGCCGTCTGATAGTGGTTCATCGGCCGGAAGCTTTACCTGAGTAGGATGCATCGCATCGGCGCGATGTTGAAGTCGAACCTGCCTATCAGCATCACGAATTATAATCTCCACTTCCATTATTACTGCCGATTACTTCCAATTACTTCCGATTACTTCAATTCCACAATGAACACATCTGTACGGCAATATCCGCTCGTTGGACAGCCTGTTGAGCCGGGTTCGTTCCCAAGACCGCCCTCCCAGTCAGACGTAAAAATATAGAAGTGACCATCCTGGGAAACATTTCCTCTAGGGGTGGCCCAGAAGTTTGATGGCGCCCCAGGACCCTGGTTCCAAAGGCCCGTTGCCCGGTGATGAGCGAATCTCCAGACACGAGTTGGCCCCACTGTAGAGACGCAATCAATTTCACCGGAATAAGCCCTCACGATGCTGCTGCCGGCATAGTCGATTGATCCACACACCGGCATCACGTCATTAGGATCAACATCATTCCAAGACCAATGGCTGTCAGTAAATTGATGAGGGGTCGGAAGAGGACTAACTAGCCTTGTGTAATGGTGCAGGTCCCAGACAGGACGAAGCAAGACATCAGCCATATCATAATCATTGGGATCATTGACCAGACGGCTTGAACCCAGAGTCTGATGGCCGCCGCAATCATCCAGCTGCAAGGTACAATAGCCGACCTGATTGGTCTCGGCATTCCAGAAGAAGAGTGTATAGCCTTCCTGGGCATCCACCCTTACCGTGTTCCCATCTTTAGTAAGTCGGGCATTATGAACATTATACCCGGCAGTGCTCACGGTCGGAAGCGGAGCTGATGTAGTGTTCAGAGGGGCAGACTGAACATATGTTCCTCCCACTGGACTGGTGTTCTGCAGAGTCTCGGCTCCGGAAGCAGTCCCAATGTAAACATTGAAAGGCTTGAGACCGCTTGTGCTGCCGTTGCTGCCGGGCACGCCGCCCCAGCTTCCATTCGGAATTTCAAGCTCATAGGGGTCGGAAAGCGTAGTGGGCAGCGACACCACCAAACTACCGGGAGAGGACAACGTAATGGGTCCGACTTCTTTCGACGGCAGTGTTTCCCCGTTCTTGGGGTTCATCAACGTAACAGCGGTAATTTCAACATAATAGCTTCCGGCCGGCAGCGTCCCATTGCCGGGTTGTACAGTAACTGACGGAGATGAAGGAGTGGGAAGTTGTCCTACTCCGCTAGCAACCGGAGTTGGCGATAAATTCGTGCCGCCGATTGTTCCCGTCGTTGAATCATACCAGTAACAAGAACCCGATACACGATCATAAGTTGCAACAATCGCCGTTGCACCCTGGGCACTGCCTCCGAAGTAGTAACTGAATCGATTATCATCAGCACTATTGGTCAGGCCGCCACTATAGCTACCTGCGGCGTCCGATGGTAGATTTGAGCAGGAATTAAAGTTATAAATAGGGGTGACCGCTCCTGTACCCAAATTCAAGGCCGACAGCTGTCTGCTCTGCATGAAATAGAATGTCTTGGGATCGACAAAGCTGAATGTGCCTCCGACGTACATGACACCATCTGTAGTGATGACATTGCTTACACTAAGGCCCGTCAGCCTGCTCACTTGCATCGTAGCGGCATCCAGCTTCATCATCACATACCAACCGGTGCGCGTGCCAATAAGGAAATAATAACCACCTCGAGTTCCCAGAGTGGGATCAAAGGCACTCCAGATGTTCGCCTCAGACGAGGCGTCAGTCAGGAAGCTAACATTTAAGAAGTGGTTGTTCCAGACACCGGCCAACGTATTGCCGTCAGTAGCCCGCACCATTCGTGATCCGAAATCGGGATCAACGAACGGAGTATTTGAGGCCGGAGCGGCCAGCGGAGTTTCCTGAACGATATTTTGTGTGGAGTTGGCTAGATACTGTAAAGGAGCGATCTCGCAAGATGGCGTATTTGATCCCAATAATCCAAGGGTAAGTAACCCTGCAATAAAAATACTCCAAAAAACAAGATAAGCGGCCTTTTTCATCTATTCAATCTCCAAAAATAAGTATTGTTATTGTTATTGTTATTGTGGTTTAACTATTCATCCTGTTTTTTATCCGGCCCCCAATTTACTTTGCCCGTTTCCAGGTCAAGGGAGTCATCGGTTTTAACTGCCGTACTTCCTTCGTTGGCTTTCCCAACCGAAAAACATCTAGACACCGCCGCGCTTCGATCCTCACACGGCTTTCCCGGGCCGCTGTCCTCACAGTGCCGGGGACTTTCGAGCATACAATCATTCTTTGCCATTTTTATATCCTCCTAATTTTTACCCAATTAACCCGCTGCCTAAAATTGGGTCCATACCATTACTCATGGGTTGCGGGGGTTCTTCATCTTTTAAAGGTTCTGTTAAATCAGTGGCTGGTCCGTAATAAGGCTGACCCCAGGCATCACTGGGTATCGGGCCATCATCTCCATAATGTCCAAAGATGATGTTATTTGCTGCATCTTCTTTTGACACGCCCATCGGGACTTCATTTTTTGCAATCATAATTTGCACACGCGGCGCATAGCGCATTTGCTGTGAAATCACATCAGGAATGTCGTCGCGCTTGTGTGAGGACAAACAGCGCTCAAACTCATCGTAAAGAGTTTCAAGATGCGGCAAATGTGACGCAAAAAATAAACGGTCATTTACAAGCCACGGGTGCATAGACGCCATACGCTGCCGTTTGGCGTCTTTATTGTTTTCTGGAGTAAACCAATCAATGCCGGCAACAATCTTAAGGATTTCCGGATTCCCCCGCCGATGTGCTTCAGCAAGAATTGTGGGCTCCAGGAATTTTGACCCCGACGCATTTTCAATTGCATAAATGTGTGGGCGCCATTTTTGAGCCAAATCCACAACGGCCTGAGCCAAGGATGTGTGATTAAACCGCTGCCGGATTAAATCAATGATAAAAAGCTGTCCTTTGTCGTTATATATCCCGACAGCAGCCGTACTATAATCACGCTTCTTTTTTTCGCTAAAAGCGAAATCCCACGTAACAACAATCGGCCCGCACAAGGGGAGTTGATTATAAGGCACAGTATGTCTTAATAACAGCGGCCGATCAAAAGCTACGCGCGTTCGTGGCCGAGGATTCTGATTAATCTGAGCTTCAAAAACTCGTTCGTTGTGCCGCTGTTGCCGGCGCAATTCGGAAAACGGAAGATTTTCAGGAAATAAAATATAGTAATGCTCTTCCCCGAGCTTTTCTTCAGTTAGTATTCCTTTAAGGAGCTGTTCTTCTGCTTCAGGCTTTAATTTCCAACCAGTACCCAACAGCAACTTGCTTTTGTTTTCTCGATTGATTGTGATCGTCCAAGGACGCTTTTCCGGCCGATCCAAACCCGAAATTATTTCAACCGGGCCGACGTTGTTTTTTTCAATCCAGACGCCATAATAATCGTCGTCACTGTACCGCGTCCCCAGAAAATCAATAAATCCATAAGGCATCACCATTTTCAAGTTGGTGTCTACCGCATGGATAATTTTGTTGCACATCAACTCTGAGGCCGAATTTTCCTCATTAACCACGTCATCCACTTTGGCAACTTCAAAGTGGAGTCCAGCCATCGCTGAACCAATGCCCCGTGCCATAATGGTAGGTTCTTTACGTTTAACTTGCTTCTTAGCCCACAATGGGCAGGTAAATTCTCCTGAAGCCCCCAGCTTCTTTTCATCCAGACAAAACTCTGGAAAGAAAATATTCATCGGGCTGGGGTCATCGTGTCGAATAACAAAATGGCCTTTGGTTTCATCCACAAAGCCTTCTGCCATTGGGTCCGTGGCAGTTAAGTAAAGAATCCGAATATCCGGAAAATTCAAAATCCACTGAACACAGTCAGAGACATCAGTAGTGCTTTTAAAGCTGCCCCGAGGATAAAGAACCATGCGAGTTTTAAACTCATTATCCTGTTCATCGAAAGGGCGACTATCATCTTTTTTGACAAAAAAATCGCACAAGACACGATGTGTTTCTTCAGTGACCTTGCTGTGCTCAATAGGCTTTCCAACACCCGAAAACGAGCTGGGCCACAAAAAATACTTGTGCAACCAGAATAAATTTTGCTTTGAACGCCGGCGAACATCTTGGACAAGAGCTGTCTCATAAAACTTGGTTGGGTTTTCACTATATCGCTTGAGTAAATCTTTTTTTATAATCGGATCAGTGATATAGCGATATAATTCTAAATCAGGAATTCTTTCGGCGCTCCCATATTGTTCCACTAATTCACGATAAGGAATTGGGGCCATATTTAGTATTTTTTATTGGCGCGCACATATACGCCGCCGGGACGCAGCCGGTGGGCTTTCTCCATTGAGATGCTCATGGCGATAGCCTGCTTCGGAGGAACTCCTTCGCCACGCAGAACTTTGATCTTTTCTGAAATTAGTTTATTGGCCCTACGTTTGGCCGGACTGACTTTACGCCGCTTACGCCCAAGCACGGCCCGACCCAACGAAGAGCGAATACTATGTGCCATTTTATCTTTACTTTTTCTTTCCGCCCAAGACGAACTTCGCCGCATGGGATTTCTTTTCTTTATCGCCCGGCCAAGGCCAGCCTTTACGACGATAAAGGGCACGCAGCTTCCTTTTTAGCGCTTCTTTGTCCGGCCCTTGATAGGAGTTGCCGCGATAATTTTTGAAAAGAGCTGCATACGCCGCTCCGGCATGACGGCGGTCAGAAACGTTCAGATGCCCGGTTGTTTTCGTGCCGGGCTTTGGAGGAATGAGAAATTTAGCCATTAGACTGCCTCTCCTGCTGGACTTCCGGCTCCTGCCTCTGCTCCCGGAGTAACGGGGCCTGCGCTTTCCTCTTCAGGGGCTTGCTGTTCCTGCTGTTCCTGTCCTTCTTGTCCTTGTTCGGTTTCCTGCGGCAAATGCTCTTCAAGGTGCTGTTGTACACCAGCAAGATCAGGATAGGTGTGCTCTTCCATCGGAGGCGCTGGCGAGAGCGGATTGTCCGCTTCATGGTGATTTTCCACAATGTATCCGCCATTTGAGGAACGGCGGATATGCACATGATGAACTTTATGTCCAGATTTCTTGGACTTCTTGGCTTCATGTTTTGCAGCAAGATGCTTGGCTGCGCGAGAGTGTTTGTGGGTTGCCATGTTTTGCCTCTTTTAATTTTTTAATTTTTTAATGTTTTAATGTTTATACCAGATTTTAAGCTCGGTCGTCGTTGCAGTTACACCAGTAACTTGGAAATCTCGCCATCCCACGCCCGCGGTTTGAAAATCAAATTGAATTGGGGACATACTAGATGTCACAGGAAGGGCTAATAGAACAGTGCCGTCTTTTGGATCAGTAATGGTTATACTACCTGCCGCAGCTGTCGGATTTCCGGTAAGGAGAATTTTAACTACTCTAATCCCCATCGGTGTGCCGCTTAGGGTTTGAAGCGACCGCCAACCAGCGGTCATGTCTACGTCAATATGAATCGGATTAGTGTTGTAAATATTTGCCATAAAATACCTTCAAAAACAATGAAAGATAGCTACGTTACTCCTCAACAATAGTCAAGTCAAATTGCAGGAGGAAGCGGGCAGAACACAAGATTAGTCGTGCCCCCGATGCGGCCGCTAAGGACGGCAATGATAGCGTGCTGATCAAGATCAATCAAAGCCGAGCCGCTTGCCCCGGGTCCTCCGCCAATGCCCACCAGCATGCTATGTTCCCAATTAATGTGATCTTCGGGATAAATGAGTGGGAACTCTGAAGTACTGAATCCGGGCATTCTCGAAATGGTTCCCTCAAACCATTGGATGCTGAGGGCTGCCGGCCAACCAGCATAAACAACCCGACTGCCTACATGGCTCTTGCGAATGTCGCCCAGAGGAATTGTCGGGCGTTTCTCTGAGGTCGCCAGAAAAAGCAGGGCATAATCCTGGCCTTCATCCTCACTGCCCTGCCAGATGAGGGTTAGCGGGAAAGGCCCCCGCTGGCCTTGCTCAAACTCGATAGAAAACGAGCCGGGAACACCGGCCGAAATACAATGTGAAGCAGTTAGAACCAAGTAGCCCTTCCAAGGGAAGGGACTCTTACCATTAATCAGGGTCGCAGTGCACAAGCCCATCTCTTTAGTTATCGTTGTATGCTGCTGACCCTTTTTATGCGAGCGAAGGAAATCGTCGTTGGAAGAAGGCTCAATCTGAACTCGCGCGCGCAACACACCAACGGCTGCTAAACTTCGCTGACGAAAAGCGGCATCTGCATCGGTAGCATGATTAGCTGGTTGAAACTGTATTAAACTATAGAACCAAACGAGCAGGATGATCAAAAAGACAAGAAAGATACTGTTAACTATTGTTGATGTTTTGGTTGTAGTTATATTTTTAGTCGGCACAGATTGGGTTCATCGCTTTATTTAAATTAGCTTTTTACTTTTTACTTTTTACTTCTTGCCCTTTGCTTTACCAGACAGCAGGTTCAAAAGATGTGCGTGCACCGTATTCAGGTCATCAATCACATCCTGGTGAACCTGGTCAAGCTCTTTCTTGATCTCAGCAACGACTTTAGCTCCGAATAACTTCTCAACAATAACGCCGGCAACAAAGGCGACGAAGGGAAGAAAAACACTGACTGAGAACATGAAAATCTCCTTTTCCTTTTAATCTAAAAGTTTAGAAACTGAAGTTCTGTGCCGCCGGGGTTCGTTTGGCGATTTGGGAGATCGTGGGGGCGAGACATACAGCGGCATTTGATTGAGCCCCATTGCTAATTTGACAGCTTCCAGCCTCTGCTCCGGAGTAGCATTTTTATCCTCTGCTACCTGGCGGCAGCAAGCAATCATAGCTGAACGACCAAATTTCCGAGGAGTTGCCACAGGCCAACCTCAACACACAACTGTTCCTGGTACCAACACCCAACTCAATATCGTGGGATAAACCCAAGGAGAATACCATATCACTGGCGAGAATGGCCAATAGGGACTTGTCGTATGCGTTGGAATATCTGGGTACGATGGCACAAAAGTTGGGATTGGCGTTGGTACGTCGCCTGGATTTGGGATAGAGACTACAACCGGAGCGAGGCTCCCAAGCGGGGTTCCAGTTACATTTTCGTTCATATTCACCCTTGCGGCGCTATCGTTCATGGCTGTCCTCCGATTAGGAGCGGAGGACAGAGTAACAAGCATCGGTCGCTTTAGAGGAGGAGGAATAATTTTTTAAAGCGATGACCGATCAGGCGGGATACTTACTCTGCCTCCGCGTGTCGAGATGTTTCAAACAATCTCGACTGCTCCGTTGCATAAAGGTCCGCTAACGGCGGCCGACCTTTAGCCAAATTTTCTAATTCCTGGCTACTGCCAGAATAAATGAGCTTTAGTCCTTTTGGCGGGCGCCCCCGATCCATTGAAAGACCCAATTGTCGAAGAATTTGCGCCCAATAGTTGTACATGGCTCTATGCAGTATCCTACAGATACCCTGCCTATTTTGTTTTGCTCGTTACCCGTTATCCATTAACTGCTACATCAGATTTAAAAAGACCCGCCCCTCTTCATATTATACCATTAAAAAATTAAATTTTGACAGCCAGATAAAATTTTATTTAAAAGGGAGGATATGGCCTCGAAGAGGCCAATAAATCAACGGGTTAAGACAAATTAAGGCAAGTCAAGACAAACCAAGACAAATTAAGACAAATTAAGACTTGCTGCCAAAGAAAGAATCGAAGGCCGCTATTTCGGCAAGCTCGGCATCGATTGCCGAAATCTCTTCTGAAGACTTGCCTCCGGCTATTAAAATATTCCTATAATCCATGTTTGAAGACGAATAAGGCAGGGCAAAGCATTCGGGGAGTTTCCGCGAAAAAGCAACTAATTCTTCCTGGCTCTTGTCTCCGTGCTCGTAAACAATTTTCTGAATTAATTGCTCTTCGGCCATAGAAAGCTCCCCCCGGCCCGGGAGCCCAATCAGCCACACCGCGTCTTCGTTGGAAAGAATAAATTTCTTCCAAAACACTCCAAGTACTTCTTTTTCAAGTACTTCTTTTTCAGGTGCTTCTTTTTCATCGGAGCACAGGTTCAATAAAGCAGAAATGTGCCTTACGGCAGGCCCGCTGCTGGTCAGGATATAGCTATCCGTCGTAATGGGGCGGCCCCATCGTAAAAGGGCTTCTCGATCTATCAGATAGAGCAGCTTAACCAGCTTCTGGGGGCGGGTATCCTCGCCCAGAAGTCGGAGTACGGCGCTAGCGGTTTGGGTTGCTTTAATCTCGTTAAATCTTAACATGTGTTGTTCACTCCAATGATTTTTTACCACAATGATGGCAGACGGTTTTATCGGCTGTACAACCCACCCACTTCTTGCAGGTTGAGCACCACTTGCGGACCGACGGTGGTTTAGTCGAAGGCAACTCTGACCCCAGGGCAGCGCCGGGATTTTGATTTCGTTTCTTAGGCTTTGATGATCGCATCGGACCCCTCTTCAATTTTACCACAGAAACAACGGCTAAAAGGCAGAAAAGAAAGAAAAAGGGGGTGCTAGGTGACCTGTCGCCAACCGCCGGATAGGCAAGGGGGTTGGTCCACCCCCCTAGACAGGCAAAACTAAAAGATACTATAAGTAACGTAAGGCTAAGTCCAGCATCATCAAGAAGATAACGATGTAACAGGTTCTGAAACTGTTACAGATAATAACTAACAACGCCCTATTAGACACGCCAGCGCGCTTTCAATCAGTCTCGAAACGTTGCGCATACGGGCACATACTCGCACTGAAAAGAAGTGTTAAGTCCTTTGTTTTCAATCCGTCTCATTCTGTAGAGTTATGTACTCTATCGAAAAACGCCCGCCTTTTGCCGGTGTGTAAAATTTACCGTGTAAAATTTACATACCGAGCAAATTTTAATCGCATATGTGTCTACTTACCTGTACGCGAGCCTATGTGCGCGTCCGCCCGTGTACGCGTGCGCGTGCGCGCGTATGCGCGTATATCCCGCCGTCACACCCGCTCCGACGTACCGGCGCCTCGCCCTACTGACGCACCGGCGCACCGGAGCATCGGCACGTCGGCACGTCGGCACGTCGGCACGCCAACGCAGCAACACATCGACGCACCGGCGCACCGGCGCACCGGAGCACCGGAGCACCGGAGCACCGGAGCACCGGAGCATCGACATACCGGTGTCCCAATACGTTCCCGTTTTGGGAATTTTGATTCCCAAAGTGGAACTGTTTTTCCACTTCCCCCTTTTTTTCGCGCACGCGCGCGATTAAAAAAAGAACGCGCGAAAAATTTTTATTTCGCGTGTTTTCAATCACTTACGCGCCGAGCGCAACACAATTTGGCGACCAAAGGGACTTTTTGGCACGCATACTGCAACAGGTGTTTGCGTCATTCGGAGGTTGGTGAGTTTCCCAGCCGGGTGACAAGGATGGTCGAAGCCAAAATCCGCCGAGAGACAACGGGTTCGGAGAATAGGCAGCAACTCCGCAAGGCCATGCGGGGTTTTCGACGTGTCCCCGCCCATAGGGGGCGAAGGTGGGCTCGGAGCGCGGAGACTGAAAGCCAATAGGCAACTAACCGCGCGGGACTGGTGGAGCCTGTTACTGACCGGAACAAGCTGCTAATATGACGCCAAGCTTGAAGTTGCATGGCGTAAGGCAGAAGGGAAGGCAGGTGCAAACAGGCGACGATATCAGGGCAGGGCCACAAGATAACTCCCCTTTTTTCTGCTCCTTTGCTGTCCTCCTGCTCCAGCGCCGCACTTTCATGTGCGGTGTTGAATCTAGGGGACAGCATCCCCACTTTATGGAGATTAGAAATGACGAACAATCAACCTTCAAACATTATGGCGCAGCTTCAGGCTGCGATGCAAAGAATCAAAGAGCTTGAAGCACAAGTTGCTCGCCGGTCAACGATCACGTTCAAGGTCAGTGATAAGGGCGCGGTGAGCGCATACGGGCTTGGCAGATATCCGGTGACACTCTATGCCGAGCAATGGGAGCGCTTGCTCGGCAAAGCGGACGAGTTGCGGGCGTTCATTGAAGCGCACCGTAGTGAACTAAAAACTAAGGCTCAGGCACAAGCCGAAGCCGAAGCAAAGGCACAGTAGCTCCGTTCGGCATCAGCGGGGCGCCCGCTGATGTCCGCCTCGTGGTACGGGGCGGGCATGAGGGGGCGCCTTTATGCCCTTCTTGTGCGGGGCGCAGCAGTGTGTCCCGCCAAGACGAATAATCAATCTCCCGCGCCCGTGCGGTTTCTTGGAGCCGTGCGGACGCGGCAGTGTCTCCATTTGCTAGACTTGCGCTGCGTTGCATTGCGCTGCGTTGCATTGCGCGGCGCTAGTCTGCAGGAGCACTGCGTCCGGAAACCGGACGTTGGTAAAATTTACATAGTGCCCTGTGTTTCGAGGATACCCTGCCAACT